TGAACATCCTCACAGAGTTCATTTGTCGCTTGACAGAAAGCGAGTTTGTAATCGTAGGTGTGTAAGTATATGTAATCCATTTCATTTATTTATTAAGAATGTTAAATCTTTATTTATATTTATTAACTTAGGTTATCTATATCTTGCAAATAATGGATCAAACACTTCCACTTCTAAAACAATTTTTTCCCCTTGTTCATCTAAAGCTATTATAGTTTTATATGCATTAGATAAATGTAAAACATCGGGGAGTGATTCATGAGAAGACTTTCTCGAACTAGAATTAGACTTAGATTTTGATTCCTTAAATTCTTTACTCGAATCACGACTACGACTATTATATGGTTTCAACATTCGACATACACTAGAATAAAATGTATACATTTTAACTGCTTATATTTATATTTATTTTTTTATATAGTAAATACAAGATGGTTTCACTCCAGGAATTACCTAAAAAAATACAGTACATAACAATAGACTCCAACTTTATTACGGGTACAAATAATAAATTCACATTAGACCTTAACCTTAGTTCAAATACTCATGTTGCAGACATGAGTAAAGTATGTGGTTTAAAATTAGTCGATTTCTATGTTACACAAGTTGGTACAACCAGTGGTGGAACAGGTAGTGGTGCTAAATACATCGATATAATTTGCGAAGACATACCAAAACCCGCACAAATGCTTGATGAACGTAAAGGGCAAGTATTTGCACGTGTAGCACTTGAACGCCAATTCGATGGTTCAAATAATTATAAACAACATGACAAACAGTGGCGTGGTTTTAATAGAAAAACCAATTTATTTAATCCTATATCCATACAAAAACTCAATTTCGAACTATACGAATTAAGAGCAGATAATACATACACAACATTACAATCGGATGCAGAATGGTTTATGACCCTGGAAGTTACTTCGGTTGATGTTAAAGAAAAACCAATAAACAAAGAAGTACAAATTCTCGAGGCTTTACACAAACTTATCGGGAAGATAGATGAACTCAACATAAATGTTGAAAAACTTCCGGATAAACATGATATCGAAAAAATGGAAAAAGAAAAAAAGAAGAAATACCCTTTATATTATCTTATTATCTTTATAGCTCTTGTGGGAGGTGGATTCTATTTTATAAGTAATAAAACTAGACCACCTGTACCACCCATGCCACACATGCCTATGTAAATTTACTTTTTAGCAGCGGGTTTTCGTGCTCTAGTAACTTTCTTAGGAGCTGGAGCTGGAGCTGGAGCTGGAGTTGGAGCTGGAGCTGGAACTGGAGTTGGGGCTGGAGTTGGGGCTGGAGTTTTTGGTGCAGAACGGGCTGGAGCTGGTGGAACAGCTTTTGGTGGATCAATGTGATCAGCAATCTGTTTAATAATATTATAAAGCTCTTCGGTACGAACTTTTGATCTAGCTTGTTCATTTATAATTTGTTCTCTGACAGAGTCCATCGCGTAATATATATAAAAGAAAGATTATCTTTATACTAAATGTTATTCATCGGTCCAACTCTCCTGAGTGGAATTGGTCAGCACTGTATAAAATATATGAATCTTTTTCCAGAAGTAGGATACACCAAATATATACAAATACACGAAGATATACCAGAAAGTGATAGTGCATTTATATTTGCACTCCCAATACCATATTGGCTTGACAAAATACCAGAAATCAAACGTAAAATTAAAAATGTAACGTGTATGACAGTTTGTGAAACCGAAACCGTCCATGAAGATTATGGAAAATTATTTAAACTGTTTGATAAAATTGCCGTCCCGAGCGAATATTGTAAAAAAATTTTTAAAAGACAATTTCCAAATACACACTTCTATGTTATACATGCACACATACCAGATAAACGACCTTATACATTTTACCATATAGGAAACGTATACGATCCAAGAAAAAACTTTAATAAAATTCTAGAAGCATTTTTAAGGTTAAACAAACCAGATGCTAAACTTATAGTTAAGGCAACATGTAATCAACCTGTCAAAATAAATATACCAAACGTAACCGTAATAAACGAACTCGTTTCTGATGAAATTATGGAAGAAATACACACAAAATCAGATTGTTACGTAAGCTTTTCTTCGTCTGAAGGTGTAGGTATGGGTGCAGTAGAAGCTGCAATTAGAAACAAAGCCGTTATTATAACAGACTATGGAGGTGCAACTGAATATATAAAAACACCCTATACAATTAAGTGTGAGCTTCAGAAATTGCCTAGAGATGATTTTCTTTACAAAGCGGGTATGCAATGGGGAAAACCAAATATGGAACAACTTATGGAGTTCATGGAAGATGCCTATAATAAAAAAATACGATACATGGATCATTCAAAAACTCGAATGCTAACGTCTAAAGAAAACGTTTTACAAGAATTCGTCGTTAATGTAATTGGTAAGAATAACAATCAAGCCGGTGAGAATAGTTCCTGATGTAAGCGAACCTTTCTGGGCTATAAGCATTGCAACGATATCATCAATAAATTTTATATTGGTTGGTTTTTTAAGAATTTCTGGAAGAATTTGTGAAATTGCGAGATAAAGCGCCATCGCTATTATAACAGGTCTAAGAGTTTCCTGGTCTAACATTTAATATAATACTACATTTATTTTTTCATTGCATGTTTTCTACAAAAATTTCCACACGATGCCTTAAAAGTGCACCTTTTTCCAGACGTTGTAATAGCCTGACACATATTCGTAACGTATCTTTTTTCATGATTCTTTTCTGGTACATTTTCAATAATTTTAATTTTTCGATTTTCACGTCTATCATCGTACTCTTTGCGAGATTGTCTAAGTTTATGAATACTTCTCGCAAACCGTTCGCATTTTTCCTCTTGGGTTTTATACAAACCCTTAGCTATTTCCAAATCTTTTTGGTCATACAACATTATCAAGTCTTCTTTGAAATTGTGATCTAATAATATTATTATGATCAGCGACTAAGGTTATAATTGTACATGTATTTATAAAAGAATATACAAAATAATACCCTAAATATTCAATAAACTTTAAATATATAGCTATACCAAATCTTATAATAAGATATATCGTGTGAATCGATAAAAACTTAACATCGTTTTTAAACACGTGATAATGAGAAACTATAGACATTATCATATCTACTGTATTTACGTACCCAAAAGGAAATAATAAAAAGTAAGAAAATGTCAAGGAGAACATTAAAGTTGATAATAATTTATAGACTGAACGTATTTCAACTGTTATTGCACGTCTATTTTCAATTTCTGATGTTTCGGTTTGGTTTTGAGGCTCTGGTTCTGGTAAAGGCGATGGTTTTTCAACGCTATTATTTATACCCAATACAGATACACCGTCTGGATTTATTACATGATTATAATATGCAAGGGACATAAAAAAATAACTACTATATCTTTTATGTACATTTATTGTAAAGGTCTATGTCACGTTTGTCAAAATCCTTTAGACATATTCGTAAAATGTCGTAACTACGAAACAAAAGAACTTATAAGAAAATATAGAAAAATCAGGCCTATATGGTTACATAATAACTATAAATATTACAAATTTTTCGGTCTAAAAGTAAAAAATGTTTGCAATTATTGTTTTAAAAACTTTAAAAAACCATCCATAAGTGAATTAAAAGGACGTGAAATAGGAAAAGGAAACCAATACATATCATATTCATTAACAAAAGAAGATATATTACTCTGGTACATAGGATTAGAAAGTTACGTATCAAAAAATTTTCATAATCGAGAAATACTCGTGTATAATGATATTTAAAAAATTGTTTATATTAAGTAGTATGTGCGACGCCACAGGTCCAGATACAGGGGCTATCATCTCTTTAAATGCAATAGGTAAGCAGGATAAATATCTATTAAACCCCGACCCCGAACACTCATTATTCAAATATGAACCAAAAAAACATGCCGGTTTTAGAAAATTTCATAAAAGTACAAATATAACAAAACCAGGTGACGCAAACGTAAATTGGCCATTTGGCGAAACAATTAAAGTAACATTCAATCCAAGAAGTATGGGTGATCTCTTATCTAATATGTACATATCAATAAATTTACCACCTTTACCAGCGGGAACAGATTACTACGCCGACCAAATAGGTAGGCATTTAATTAAATCAGTTACCATGCGTGTAGATGAAATGATAGTCGAAAAGTTTCACGCAGATTGGGGGATAATATACGACGAACTTTACCTCGACGAATCCGAAAAGAGAACGAAAAGATACACTATAAACAGGAATTTAGCAGAAGACACGTCTTTTATATCTAATAATCACACCTTTCTCGATCAAAAAAACTCAAAAGTATTTATACCCATACCGCTTTTCTTTTCAAGAAAATATGAAAGTGATGAATACGAAACAAATAAACCTAACCGACCATATTTCCCAACGTGTGCTATTCATAAACAAAAAATGATTTTCGAAATTGAATTTTTCCCTAAAACATTTTTTACAAACGCGTCAGGAAATTATTCCCTCGACAGTTTCGATATCGTAACCGAAGAAATAACCATTGAAAATCCCGAACGTACGTACCTTAAAAATACTAAATACACGTTCATAACGGATATAGTAAAAAAACACCCTACGTTAGAAATAAAAAGTGGAGAACAAGTCGCCAAATTGGAACTTGTCCCTAAAACCCCGGTTAAAACTATAAACTGGTTCTTTAGACAAACCGCTTTTGAAGACGAAAATACGACCGGGGGTGGAAGTACAATAAAAGAAAATGCATTTGCAAATAGATATAACTTTTCAACAGGTGCTTCCTATTCAATCATAAACGAATTCTATAATGCACCTATGATATCGGCTAAAATATTCGTAAACGGTGAAGATATACCAAATATGCAAGATAGCGATCACAAATATTATAAATATGTTGTACCCTTTTCGAGTCGTTTATCTAGGCCTTTCAGGAATATATACACGTACGCTTTCTCGATGAATCCGATTAATGTGGAATCATCGGGAAGTCTGGATTTTAGTCAATTGCAATCAAATAGAACAATATTAGACGTTAAAATGACACAAGGTCTTACAAGTGATTATACATTACACTTATATTACGTAGGATACCAAACATTTACGTTCGAAAATGGAACTATGTCTCTCGCTTATTAAACAATTTGGATTTATGTTCTTTTATATACTCGATTATATTATTTTTTATGCACCATCTGATAAAATTTAACTGTGCAACAGTCGTATGAATTTCATCAGATGTACCCGGTATTACATAATTAATCTTTGAAGAACGACAAAACGGATCGAACAACTTTTTACTATACCCATCTAAACTCGATTTATACGCACAGTGTACGCTAAATATTTTACCATCACCCGTTTTATACGATAAATTGTTTTTCTTAGAATAATTTGTTATAAACCACTCAAGATTACGTAACGATATACCACCCGATTTGTTAAGTATTTGTTTAAGAATTGTTCTATTTTCGTCTATTTCATAAAAAGAATCAATAGAATTTAAAAGAATATTTGATTTATTCATTTAAAAACTAATACACTCATTTTTTTAAGCTAGTATTATTTACTTCGAATACACTCATGTATTGTCATATCATCAAATTCTACACTATCCGTTCGGGGTGGTGGTGGTAACATCCGAATAGATTTTGTAGGTAATTTAGAATTTTTATGGTTATTACATTTCTTACCCGAACACTGACGATTCATACACAATTGTCCATTTTTTGTCGTGACATGACAATAATCACCGTGTATATATTCAAAAAATTCAGCTACTCTATCCGGACTTTTATACGTACAATTTGAAAGAATAGGTGTAACCTGTAATCTAAGAATCCTATCGCGCATTTTTTCTATTTTTAATCGTGAATTTAAGGTATCTGTTAATATATCGTACATGTCAGGTTTTTGTACATTTAAATAATCACGTAAAGGTATAAACATATTCAAATTTTTTAAACGCTTTTCTTTCTCACGCATATCAGGTAAAATTCTATTCGTCAATTCTACACTACAAGCATATCTACCACACTCTAGATATATCTTTTCCATACATCAATATTGTACTATTTTTTTAAGTCTTAAAAAAATCACTAATTTTTCTTTGATTTGGATCATCTACTATTTTCTTACGTCTATTTGGTTTTGCGCGTGTTATAAGCTCACCAAATATTTCCTCTTTAGGATCATCAAACAATGGTTCAATAAGATCACATACAGGGTTTAAAAATTTATTCAAAAAATAGTACGGATAATCAACGGGTAAATTATTTTCTTCCGCATACTTAGGATCTTCCGCTTTTTCATAAGCTTTTGCTCTAGGATCGTGCGTTTTTAAAAGAATATAAGGTACCCTATCACCGGATTGCGGTTCTGAACCTGGTTGTCTTTCACGCATTTTATTACGAACCTGAACATGTGATAAGTTATCAGATTTATACGAATCACCCAATTGTTGCGAAAGTATTAACTTTTCGTGAGGAACCTCACCCTCAAGTAATTCTATAGCGCGTTGTAAAGCTAAAGCTTTTGGAGGACCAGTATCACTACTTTCCAAAACAACATCAAGTAATTCTTTACACACTTCTCTCATGTGTGGTGTATTATCTCTCCTAACAAGTTGTAATCCCTTAACATCTATATAATCCATATTCATACCCCCGTCCTTACCTTGTGTCCAAAGTTTCGCCGCATACCTTTTCTTTGAATATAAAAAATACGGACAATACACTTTCTCGAGTTCTAAATTGTTTGGTTTCTTAAACAGGTGCGTACACTCCTCAGCAGCACGCTCGCCAAGTTCCCAACTATACTTAATAGCTTCCTCACCTTTACGTTCGCCAACATCAAATTCAACCATTACACTATCAGTGTCGCCATACCTTACCTTTGCACCCGGAAAATTCTCCTCTACATATTTCTTAGTATCATCAATCATCATTCTTCCTTTACGTGTTACAGATGATGCAATTGGTACGCATGGTAACATACCCTTAGACGCACCAGTGAAACCATAAACAGAGTTCATAGAAACTTTATACGCCAATTGCTTACCATTATACATTTGTTTTAAAGATCCCGTCGAATTTGCCATATCTTTCTTAGCCTGTTTTCTAAACTGTTTTAATTCCATAAGGATACTCGGTAAAAGACTCGGTACATTCTGAACAAACTTAAACTGCCCAAACGTCTCGATCTCTAAATTCGGATACCGATCTTTATTTTCGTATTTCGGATCCATTATGAGTGTCGAATAACACAAATTATGCGCCATCATAATTGATGGATACAGGGCCTCAAAATCAAGTGCCGTAATTGGTGTATAATAAGCACCCTTCTGTGCTTCTAAAACAGTTGCTCCTTCATACCCTTCGACCATACCTTCTCCCCAGGCAATCGTAGGAACAAGATACCCCATTTCACGCGCTTTCTTAGTAAGCTGACTAAACACTTTAATCTGTTGCCCTCTCTCCACGAGATACGTAAGAGGTACCCATGTCGCCTTTGCCATTTCCAAAAGGTTAATAAGCGTACACAACTTTGATAAAAGTCTATGCGGTAACAAAGTATCCTTAATACAATACTCAGCGACCTCACGAAGTTTAACAGGGTCTTCTTCAATAAAACGCGCAAACATTTCCTTCGCAGGCATGTCTATTTTTTGGTCTCCAAGATACAATTTAGAAACATTATCGAGTTTATAGGAATCAAGTTTATACCCTTTCTTAACCTCGTGAAACAAATCAAATAAAAAACGACCAGGTATGGGAAGTAATTTTAAGTCATTATCACCAAGCGCACTCGAAGATAACTTTTTATAAACCATGTGACACCGATGTTTTTTTATTTTACTCAAATCAAAAAAAGATAAACCACATGCATTCATTTGAGCACGTTTCATAAGATACTCCATATCAAAACCAAATATATTCCAACCCGTTATGATATCTATATCCATATCCCTCATATATTTACTAAACGCATTAAGCATATCCCTTTCCGTATCGTAGCTTAAAATAGAACACCCGTCTAAATTCGGATCCGTATTTTTATAACAAAAACACGTTTTATCATAAGGAACATCAGTCCCAAACGTACAAAGGGAAACAGCAATCTGAAAACATGCATCACCTTCGATATCAGCATCAGGAAATTTACCAGTAGAACTATTACACTCAATATCAATAGATGCAACTACAAAAGGTGCAGTTTCGGGTTTATCAACGGGTTTCAGTTGTTTCCAATCAGGGCACACCAAATCAATATCAACGTTAGCAATATCATTATCCGTGCACAAATCACCCGTATCCATCCAACCAGTCGATTGAATACCAGTTCTATGCATAAGTCTCAGGACAGGGTCTAAATTGGACTCAAATACCTTCAATTTACGCAATTCATCGGGTAATTTGTGTCTTAATTTATTTACAATTTTCCTACGATCGGCAAGTGTTTGACAGTCTATTTTCATATAATAAAATTCCTCGTTATTCTGAAATCCCCAGACGTCCTTATATTTTACAAGATTATACGATAATATGAGATCGGGACACGCGTCACACATTTTATTAAACCAAATAGTAGCTTTATTTTTTACATTATCACGGGGTAATTTAACAAAAAAGTACGGTTGAAATTCTGTTGTTACACAAACAGAGCGACCATCTTGTGTCTTACCAAAAATGTGTATTAAATGACACTCATCGTCATCTTCAGTTTCCCAGGTAAGAGCTTGAAAAACGACCATTTTTCTTATTACGTTATCGCTCGATTTTTTTAATATACTATATTAGTAAAATATGTCAGCTGCTTTGATTGACCTCGTATCGGTCGGTGCCCAAGATGTGTACATCACAGGCGACCCACAAGTCTCGTTCTTCAGACAAAACTATAAACGTCACACTAACTTCGCAATTAAACCAGAACGCCTCGATTATATCGGTGATTTTGGTACCAATGCCGAAGTAAAAATACCAATAAAATCCAAGGGCGATCTTTTAAGCTACCTTTGGATTGAAGGTGCAAATGTTAACAATGCTAATTCACCAACCAGTATATTTAATGCCGATGAAGCTGCATTCACACAGCCAACGGAATTTTCACTCTGGATAGGCGGTCAGGAAGTTTGTAAAATGGACACGGGTTTTATTAACACTGTCCATACCCATATGTATAACGAATCCCAAGCGAAAGCATCTGCATGGTCGGGTTGCGATGATGGTGGTAATAACCACTCGGTAAATAGCTACGTCATTCCATTCTTCTTCAGTGAAGACTGGACAAAATCTCTCCCACTCGTCGGTCTTCAATACCATGAAGTTGAAGTCAGAATCAAGTGCAGAAATGGTACATTTAGTCCAGGACCCGGTGTATTTAAAGTATACGGTTCATACATATTCCTCGATACAGCCGAACGCGAATTCTTCGCAAATAAAGAACACGAACTTCTCATTACACAAACACAATACCAACCAATGGAGGAAACGGATACATCCGTCGATCTTACATACTTCAACCATCCAGTTAAATCGATTCACATTGCCAAAACTGGTACAGGTGCGACTTATTTATTCAATGAAGCGTCTCTGTATATAAACGGTACGCCACTCTTCGAAAACATGTCCCATGAGTACCACCGTTACGTTGTTCCAGACAGGCATTGCTCTGTTCTTGCAGAAGGTGGTGATGAATTACCAATTGTATCATGGCCATTCTGTCTTACTATGAATAAATCCCAGCCAACAGGTACCTTGAACTTTTCGCGTATCGATAGTGCGAAAATATCTATCAATTCCCCATCTACACCAGGTTCTGGAGCAGGTAAAACTCACTTTACACGTTGTTATGCGGTCAACTATAACATTCTCAGGATTAAGAATGGTATGGGTGGTGTCGCATTTGGCAACTAAACTAATTAATTTGTACCCGAAGATCCAAAACCTCTATTTGCACGCATAGTCTTTTTCAATTCAGTCACTTCATCAATTAATGGCGTTAAACACTTTTCCAAAATTAATTGTGCAATTCTATCCCCCTTTTTAATTTCGAAAGAAACGGATCCGAGATTAAATAGGCAAACTTTCAATTCACCAGTATAATCTGGATCAATAACACCCGCACCAACGTGTATGCCATACTTTATAGACAAACCCGATCTAGGTGCAATACGTCCATAACACCCCAAAGGAATCGTCGCACATATACCCGTACTTATAATCTCTCGTGTATGTGGTTCAATAACCACGTCACTTAAACTATATAAATCGTAACCTACAGAACCAGGTGATGCACGCGTAGGAACTATTGCATCAAGTGTTAATCTTTTAATTCTAAGTGGTTCGGACATTTATTAGATATAATATTCACATCTTTAAATAACAATATTAAAAACAAATAACATATTAAAAATAAAAGATGAGTTTAAAAATTATCATGGGAAACATGTTTTCGGGTAAAACGTCCGAACTCGTTCGACGTTTAAAAAGATACGAAGTCATAGGAAAAAAGATACTCGTCATAAACTCAAGCAAAGATACTCGGTGTATGGAACACGTTTTACGCACACACGATAACATGAAATTTGAATGTATAAAAACAAATAACCTACAGGAACTTAATTACGAACAAGTGGATATAATAGCTATAGACGAAGCCCAATTTTTTATAGGTCTAAAAACGTTTGTTGAAAAAGCACTCAAGCATGGTAAAACTATTATATTATCAGGATTAGACGGTAATTATAAACAGGAAAAAATAGGAGAAATATTAGAGTGCATACCTCTTGCCGATAAAGTATTCAAGTTATCAGCAATGTGTATGGAATGTATGGACGGTACGCACGGTCCATTCACGAAACGTATAGTTAATAGTAATGAAGTTGAACTTATAGGCGGTAAAGAAATGTACAGGGCCGTATGTCGAAAACATTTATAATTTTCTTTTTTTCTTAAACTATAATAAATGATACACAAAGACGATCCAAAATTAACAGATACACAAATAAGTCTCTTTGCCTTACCAGCACTCATACTAATCACGGTCGCTTTATTAATTCTTTTAAACAAAAATGTTAGACGTAGTCCAGGTGCATACATATCACTCACTCTCGCGACACTCCACTTTTATCATCATTATACACTCGTCAGGTTACAAAATAAACATTAAGAACATAAAGTAATAAAACTATAATAGTATATAAATAAAACATGTTTATGGTTGAAGAACCATATGGAATATCACAATTTCAAGCGTGGTTAATATCACTCACACTCGGAATTGTTCTATACAAACGCAAAAAACGTGGTGAAAATTATATACAGTAATTATAAGATGCGCGTCCATTTAAAAAAGAGTCCAAGATTTGATAAAAAGTTTCGTGTTACTTTCGAAAACGGGCGTACAGTTGATTTTGGTACTAAAGGGTACTCGGATTATACAAAGCATGGGAATCCTATACGTATGCGTGCGTACGTCTCAAGACATGGTGGTTTCATACCATACATGATTCGTCAGCATAAAGATCCTAAATTTGTACATGAATCCATGCTCGATGTTACTAGAAGCGATAGAGAAAACTGGGGTAAAACAGGTATCTATACAGCTGGTTTTTGGTCACGTTGGCTTTTATGGAGTTATCCCGACTTAGAAAAATCGAAAAAGTTTATTTCTAAGAAATTTGATTTAGTTTTTCTTTAATACCGCGTTTTTTAAGATTGGCTTTCAAAGCAGTCATCAAATTCGCGCGAATATTACGTTTCATAGGACGCAGTGGAACTGGTGGTGCTGGTGGTATTGGAGGTGGAGCTGGTATACGTCTAATAGGAAGTGGTGTAGATGATTTTCTAACAGGTGTTTTAGGTTTAGGTACAGGTGTATCCATCGTTTTAAATATTGATCTACACGCTCGTAAAAGTTTTTTCGTTTCTCGAACTTGAATTTCCAAAGCTGGTGCCTGTCGTCTTTGAATTTTCAAACTCAATTCCTTTTCTGTCAAGGGTACGCGCTTACCTTTTACCTTTTTAGTCACGCGAAGACCAAGTCTCTTAGCTTCAGTTTTTAATGAATCGATCCTCATTTATATTAACCAAGAAAATTTAAATAAAATTAGTAGGAGATGGTGCTGCAAGTTTTGGTGCAATAAACAAACAACATAAACAACATGTAGTCGTAATAATTGCGTCAGATATAGTCGCTTTTTTACACTTCTCATTATTTTTGATCTTATCGATATCAGGTACCCATTTACCACATATACCCCACCTGGTAGATTGCGAAACGAATATGACTATGAGCGAAGCGAACATAGCAATTTTATCCAATTTAAACAAGAAATGAATCATTTTATTATTTACATATATTTTTATTTAAAAAAAGTTATCCGTTCTATACAGTTTAGCCTGGAATGAACCCGTTTGTCCTAAAACCGAAACAGATTCATTACCATAAAATTCACCACATCCGATATCACCCATACAATCTCTGGAATCGTGTGTTATGGGAAGCGAATACATTTGATCACCGGGTGTTGTCGTGTAATAATGGTACCTATCTCTTCTACC